CTTCATCTTCTGGGACATCTTCGTCGTCGTTGGGGGTGTTTGCTTTTTCTTCGTCTACGTAATCATCATCGTCATCTTTGTCATCGTCGCCCTTACGCATAGCTTGGATAACAGCTTGCTGATCTTCAATCTTTGAAGTAATGTTAGCAGCGGATTCGGAGTCATCAGCCCTTGATGCACTCCCGCCAGTAGTCTTAGCTTTACGCTCTTTAGTACCATCGACATCCATGCCTTGATCAGCTTTTAAAACATCAGCTACAGCCGTAGCTAATTCTTTGACGAGTGCAGCTTTTTCAACTGCGTCTTCTTCATCTTGTCTTTTCTCTTCCTCCTCTTCATCAGCTTTTGCGAGCCGAGCATCCATCTTGTGGAGTACCTCAGCAACCGCGGAGAGAGCTAGGCCATTGCCTTCTAATGCTTTCTCAATACGTTCCATATCTTCAGCCATAATAGAAATTCCTCCTATATTGTTCCATTCCATTCCAATTTTACTTGTATGGTTGGTCTAAGCCACCCCCGACCACACAAAAATATGTCTTAGTACGTTTGTTCTAGACATTTTATTATACTACGTTAATGCGAAAAACCTACGAATTTCGATGAATTCGCATTTATTTTTCATTTACTTCGGATAAACCCTTTTCAAATAGACTTAATATTTCATTTCGATAGTCATACATAGGAACTTGAAGAAGTTTTTTCAACTTTTCGCATTGTGTTCCTTCGGGAATAGAAGCTTCAACCAAATCTAAAATCTTACCCACCATTCTAGAATGACGTTGCATTACATATTCTTGTTCTTTACTTATCTGTGTTACATCTACTGACATAATATCACTTACTCCTACTTTAGATTGATTGTTGTTTCACTAGTCGGAAAGGCTTTTTCGGTAAACAATGCTACTTCTTGTGCAATCGCTAATGTTAACCATCCTCTTCCGAAACCTGCTCTTTGCGAGCCTATTTTCTTATCATGTTTTCGTACTGTCGCAACTTTGCCACTTGGATATCTTCGTATATGTTCTTTGACTTCCATAGTACCTTGACTAGCAGTAGCTAGATTTGTTCTATTAATTATATCAGCGTAAGGAACGCTATAATGAATTGTTGAAACTGTTGTAGGTGTTTCTGAAGTAGCCACAGAAGATTCATGTTTAACTGATCCAGATGCTCGTAATCTTCCAGTTTTTACAGGAACCGTTCTTTGAGAAGTTAAAAAAATATTCTCTGCTAAAGTACGTGTAGCAGCAATTAAAGCTTCTTCTATTTTTAATTCGATAGTATTAGGCATAGTATTTTATTATACTATGCTCTGACTCCAAACTTCTGGTATAACAGCGATAAATTTGTTAGGAGAATTATCAAATTTCTCTAGTCGAATAATCTCTTTGCCCACATTACCATGTTCAGGATGCCAATAAGTAATCAAATGTTTAGGAGGCGAACTTATATGCAGTTTATTAGTTGTGTATTCATCAGAACCTTTCATGGTTCCGCAGATATACATGGCTCCTGTACCGATATCATATTCATCTATGCGATGGAAATGTCCTATCATGATATCATCAAAGCTCTGTTGACCGTTCCAATCCTTATTTTGTTGCTGTACCCCTCGCATTTGTCCTACCATACGTGTAAAACTTGCTGATGATCCACCACCTGAAATAGAATCACCATGCATAATAAGAATATTTCGGTTAGCTACTTTAATAATAGTACTAAAGTTTTTAGGAATATGGAACTCTATGTTCTTTTGGTTTTTACAGAAAGCTCCTATCCATTGATATAACATATGATCCCAATCCATATACTTATCTTTAGATGGAATCTTACGAGTCATTCGCCCATGATTACCTACAACTCCCGAAACTCGTATCTTTTTAAAATGTTGGGATAATTTCATTAAGGCTTGGCTAATAAGAAATGCTCCGTTCAACATTTGTTCCATACAGTTACCTATATTGGTTCTTGCTAACTCCTCATGTATGTCCCCACTAACCATGTCTCCTAGCATAGGTATTACTAATTCTTCTACATCTGCTATATTTCGTCTATAACTAGAAAGTAAAAGAATCTGTTCTGTCCAACCATATAATCTCTTATTAAAAATATCTATGTTATATTCATTAATTCCGGTGGTTTGGTCATAAGTTACTCGATCTCCAACATGTGTATCAGTTAATGGAGCAACCATAGTTTGAGGTTTTAGTCCTCGGTTCCTCTTCTTCGACGAAGATATTTTATGAGGAATCTGTGAAACTTTAGAAATAGCAGGAGTATGCTCTCGTATAGCATCGATAATAAGTTCTTTCTTACTGCTATCTTTAATAGCACTTTCGTAAAGTTTTTTATAATAAGTAGCTTCTGCTTTATATGTGGCTACTTTTCTATCCTGTTTTACTTTTTCTTCTGCCCAAAAAGTTGCATCTTGTAAGGGATCATCGCTCTCAGGAGCGATTACATCTGCCATATTTGCAGCAGCTTCATCTAATATTTCCCCGAAATTAGGTTCGGAATAACCCTCTCTGTCGTACCATCGTTGAATAGTACTTCGATGTACGTCTATTCCATAAGTGTCCGTTAGCCATCGTTTCAAGTCCGTCCATCCCATTCCTGCTCTTCTCATCTTTATTATTTGAGGTTTTGCTTGTTCGGGTATTGTCATCTATTCTCAACTTTCTATACTGGAGGTATAAAATCTTACCACACATTAGGCAAGATAATTCATCCTCATCTAATTTCATCGTCCCATTACACTTAGGACATAATCTATTATATATCCTAGGCGACATCTTTGTCAACTGGTGCTGATTCTCTAGCTAAAGAAGTTAGTTTATCTTGGAAAGCATAAGCAGGTTTTTCCATAGGATGATTATATGCATTTGGAGTTATGATTAATTTTGATAGATATTTTATAAACCACTTTAATTTACCTGTTATCTCTTGTTCTACTGCATGATAAGATTCATGAGCAAACATTCCAAACTCATAAATCAATGCTTCCCTATCGCCTTGTCTACTTTGAAATAGATTTTTCATTCGTGGGTAATGGGGTGTGTAATAGATCGTTCCCCATAATGTAATTCCTTCCGGTTTCGAGGGTAATTTCGCAGCTATAGTTCCCACTATCGATGTTGTTACTACCGGAGGATAATATCTATATGATCCATCTGAAGTAGAACATTGATAAGTTCCAAACTCTTTACGTAATTCATCTCTAAGATAATTTCTCCAACCTAGAGGGAATTTTACAATGTAGTCATAATCTTTCATTTTCTAAGCACCTCTGATATAATTACTCCTACTAAAGATAAGACAGCGATGAGGACTGCTAATTGTATTAACAGTCCCCATAAATCTGACTTATTCCGCACCATTGAATAACCTTATTCGTTAGTTAAGGTTGTTGTTGGTGCACCAATAGCTACTTCAACGTTATCTGAAACGTTCCAGTTGGCTGCTGTAACACTTTGATGTATCTTAAATTCCTTAGTAGCAAATCCATCTGCGGCACCAGCGTTACCACCACCACCTATTTCATTAAGTCTAATAGTTAGTGTGCCGACTTTCATCCGATCAAACACACAAGCCCCACCTTCAGTATATAAATTACTTAAAGTTAGCTTATCTATCTTACCATTTTTTGAACTGGTTGGGGCATCAATATGTATTCTATCATATGATCCACCCGAAGTCACCATTGCTTCAGCCTGATGATGACCTCCACCGACTGCCCTCATTCTTGAAGTTCCCGGTGTAGTATTTATTGACTGTCCATCTGAAGCATTTCCAATTACGTTTATCGTATGTGCCGTAATATTATCGAAATACATAAACGTACATTTCGACTTCTCGACCAGTAATTCGCCCACCTCTAGGAAGGTACTAGTACCACCAGATACTACTGTCCCACCAATTAATACTGCTGTAGCCGCAGCCGCAGTACCCCCAGCAGACGTATGTGTTGACGTAGGTATTAAAGACCCATTATAAACTGTACCTACTGATACATTCTCTATTTTAATTTCTCTTACTGGAGTATCTGCTAAGACAATTCTTAACGTATTGTCATCTTTATTTTCCTTTCTCCACGCCATTGTTTGTTCTAGTGTGGAAGAAGGATTCTGAGCAGGGGCTGCATATATGCCTGAGTCTCCGTTAGTGAAGCTTCGATCCGCTAAAACCGTCTCGTTCACAACGACTCCAGTTCCTGCCGTACCACCAATAGCCAATAGACCTATTGCCATTTGTGGACTCAGCCCCATTACTCGTAGGAACGAATATGGAGATATTATAATTTTAAAGGTTGTCTTCCATTTAGCTGACTCTTCATTTAAATAAGCTATTTTAATCAGCAGCCAATTTCTCCATACTGCTACTCTTCTATAAGCTCTAATGGGTGATCTAATAACTACCATTGGCGTAGCCTTAATAGTAGTCCACCATGCTTTAAAGTTACCTACGTGTATTAACAATCCAAATACAATTAGACCTGACGATGCAGCTATTGTAAAGATCATATTTGCCTGTAAATAGACAATAAAATCAAATAATTTATTTGCTATGCTTAGTGTTATATAAGGGGCAAGTGTAGGAATGGGATTAACATATGAACATATTAACCCAAAGCTGCCCATTAATACTAATAATGACGTATTTACCGCTCCCAAGGCTGTATTTATCCGTTTAACAGGTATACTCAGCTTTGGTACCGAGAAAATACTCTTTAAAAACTTTCGTATCTTTTTCATGGGTTAATCACCCTCCATAACTTTCATTGAAAGTGCGATTATTCCTCCAATTGTTGCTGTTGCTACGGGTTCTAAATCTTTCATTATAGCCATTATAGTAATAATGCCTAGAATCGCCAGTCCTAGTAATACTTGCGGTCTTATTTTTGCCATCCATGGCATATGCATACTCCTTTGCTGTGTCTCTATATTATACTAACATTAAGACTTTTTCTTTATAGAATCTACCATTTTTTTAAAATCCTCATCCCCTTTATAAAGATCATCAAACTTCATTTCTTCCAATTCTGCCAACTTAAATTCTGGCCCAAAAGGAACATCTATTGCTAGTATTCCAGCTTTAGTATCCGAGTCATCTGTTTTACCATCAACATCTTTTGCATTTGTAGCTTTTAGTTTATCCATAAATTCTTTTTGTTCTCTTACCGCATTATCAGATTCCTCGTCATCTTCGTCTGATTCGTGTTCTACATATGCTGGAGTATATTCTTTTGGTGCAGATGGATCAATTATAGCCGTCACACTTTTTTCTAAATGCTGTTCCGTATCTATAGGAGGCAAATCTTCTAAAATTTTCATTCCTAAGGCTTGCCCAGCTCGATGATCGCTGGGATAATGTAACCCAGCACGTAACCGATTCAATCCTATTTTTGAAGCAATATTATTAAAATCATCAGCATGTTCTGGGTAAATTTTAGATAATATTCCTGCTAAAACTGTAGACTGTGTTGCATGTCCACTAGGATATGCTGGAGAATATCCTGCTTTATTTGGAGTAGGTTCTATATCACTAACTTGTGCGGGGCGTGGACGATTAAATTTAAACTTCACATGATGTACAATTTTATTTACGTCTTGAGCAACAGCTTCAATATAATCCTCATCAATACTTAAATCATTTTCTTTTAGATAATCTAAGAAAGGTTTTACTAAATCTTTATCTTGTTCTCGAATTTCTTTATCTACCCTTGAAGCATCTTTTTGATACTGCTTAATTGTTTTAATCTCTGTTTCATTATCTGGAGGTGAAGAAAGTTCATCTAAATATGCTTTAGGTTCTTCTACTAAAACTTTATATTTTCTATGTAAAACATCTGTATGATGTTTTGTTGGTGTCCCCCATTCTTCAGGAGCTTCTAAATTAGAAGCTTCTTTACGTAATTCTTTATCTAATGATTTATCTCTACGAGGGTCTCCCTTTGGAGCACCTCCATGCAAATCAATAGCTGATTTAGCCCCCGGTTTCTTTACTCGATAATGCGGAGTAAGAGCATGACAATTAGGACAAGTTAATTCTAAATTCTCTTTTGAATTATTCCCATGATCTCCATCTATATGATTGAGTTCAAGAGGAACTACAGAACCTTTCCATTCGGAATTCTTACATGAGGCACATTCTCTTGCAAATACACCTTCCCGTATAATTCTACGCTTCAGTTTATCAGATTGCATGGGATGTTTATTGGAAAAATAATCATCTAAATCACGGGCTTTTTCGATATCTTCTCCTTCAATTAATTCATCTTCGTCAGGTTTAGGCTCTTTCTTTGAAGTAAATAAACTACACCAAGTATCTTCTTCGATGCGTCCCGTTACTAAATGACAAGCATTATCATCTTCATTAAAGAAAATACATGATCCACATTGTACATCTTGATCTTTCTCAAAAGAGGTAGCTTCTCTGAAGCCCGCTTGCTCTTGAGTAATTTTACCTACTTCATCTGAAGATTCAGTATCAATAGCCTTTTCATAAGCTAATGCCCCAGTATTTTCAAAATCATTCTTTTTCCAATCCAAAATCTTTGGGCGATAAGCTATTCCGGGTGCGTTAGTGCCTCCCGTTGGATATTTTGTATCTACTTTATTTCGTAGCCTAGAATCTTTTACTCGTTCAGGTTTATTTTGGAAGCGAGGAGAACGTGTTTTTACTTTATGTGATAGTGGTGGTGGTGTTGGGGTAGCACTGCTGGTTTTAGAAATACTAGATAATAAATCTATAGCAAAATCTGTTGGTGTTGCTTTACGCATACTTTTACGTTCTGGAGAGAAATCTGTAAGCCACGAACCGAGTCGCTCTATACCGCTTTTCTTCTTTTTCTTTTTGTTCTTTTCCTGAACTTTTGTTCTGTAATGAGCACTAGAGCCCCCATGAGTCGGAGTAAATATTCCAGAATTAGTTGAGGTAAATACAGTTCCCGCTCCCCCATCTCCACCAATTCCTGCTCCTTCTTTCTGAAAAGATTTAGTTGTTTCTTCTTGCTTTTTTTCTTTTTCTTTATGCCTTTTTAACTCTTCCCTATCTCTTTTTACAGCCATAATATCTCCTATTGTAGAAGATACTACATCATTTAAAGTTTTCTTTTCCTCATTAGTAAGTACATCCTTATAAAGTTCATATTCCTCAAAAAACTTATCCGTATCATGCCCTCTAATTAACTCAAGTAAAAGGGGAAATACTTGTTTTCGTTCTTTTTCTGGCATATATGTGTTCATTTTATTTTCCTAATACTAATTTTCTTGCATCACGCCAAGTAGCTTGATCAGTTACTTCCACATGCCATTCCATTTGTTTACCTGTTCCCGCTTGTTCTGGAGACATCTTTAATCCTAAATGTACATTATGCTGATCTTGAATTCTATCATTCTTATTATATTTTTTCCCATATTTTTCGGCATAATCTCCCCAACTATGTATCATATGATCGTTAACGTTATTAAAATTTCCATTCCGAAAATCTTTTAATAGGGAGATAGCCTCTTTCGTAGACCCCGTATATCCTAATATCCATTTACTAAATGGGTAGAGTCCCTTTGTAGTATACCCCGTCATCCAGTCATCATAGTTTCCATCTTTACGATTCCACCGTTCCCCCCCGTCTACATCTGTAGCATCAGGCATATATTTTTGGGCTACGGCTCGTTCAGATAATATTTCAGTTGGGTATTCCTCAAACATTAGACGTAAATTTCCTATTGTCTTATTTACTTGATGATTGTCCCATTCTTTATTACTCATATTTCGGGGTTTTTCCCACCTCTTCCATTCACCTTGCTTTGGATCATACAAACTACTATGTCTACCCCAATCCGCATCTTGTATTCTACCCGTAGCAAAATTCTCATAATAATTAGTTTTATCAGGACTCACACTACCCGAATGAAATAATTCATGGGCTACTACTAGCCTAGCATTAAATGGGCGTGTCTTTGGCGTATGGTTCCGAAAATACATATTTTTCCATAACGTAGGGGTAAAAGCTAATGTACTTTTTCCTTCTACTCCCCTATGAATTGCTGTTACCCCCTCTAATGTCGTCCTTAAGTCTTGTATTGCACTAGATATTTTTGTTGTATCAAAGGTATAGGGGGAATCCGTAGGAGCAGCTATTTTTCGTCGCCATGCATCTATTTGCTTCGATAATTCCTGTTTTAGAGTTTCAGGACTCTTTCCAATTCTACGGATATCAGTTATACCTTCTACAAAAGCTACCTCCCATTTAGCACTATCCAAAATATCTAAATTTGGATTAGTGTTTATTTTTTCTCCGTCCACAGTTAAATCTCTCATATCTTGTACCAGAAGAGTAGCTAATTTATTATGTAAATCATATATTCTATGACGCATTTCAGTTGCTGATTTTTCTTTGTCTGTATGTATAAATTTTGAAGGGTCTTCTAGCATCTCATTTATCTGCTTTGTTAGACGACGAATTTCGGGGTCTTCAGATATTACTTTCTCATGAAGCTTTTTCCACTCTGGATTGCCAACAAAATTTTCTGTCCATTGAGTTGCTGCTTTGTCTCTTAAATCTTGGGCTCGCAAATCATACTCTTCTTGTGTAAGTTCTAATTTTATATAGATATTTTCGGAACCATATCGGTACATACCTGTAGGTGTTAATAGGCGGTCTCCCTCCATTTTCATTAAAGTCCTTAATTCCTTTGCTGTATCACTAATTAAGGTATTTAAATGATCGGAATGTTTTTTGGAATCTAATTTATCTGAATCGTAAAAAGTTGCTGTTTCATCATCTATCCCCGGATATACATCTTCTTCTGGGTCTATTCCTTCTGGAGGTTTACCCTTGAAATACATTCTACGTTCCGGTGGAATTTTGGCAGCTTCTAATTGTCTGGCAGTTTGAGGTAATTGTGAAGCTGGTAATCTATGTGCTGTGTCTCCAGATTGTTGTGCCCTCATAGGTGAATACTCATCACCTCCAGATAAAGGGAAATCGATAGGTAACTTCGGTTTTTCTGGCGGGTCTTGTTTTAGTAAATATCTAGATTGTAATATTACATGATCTAATAGTTGAGATATATTTCCAGAAGATGAAGATTTATTAAGTCTTTTTAGGCTTTTTTTATATTCTTCCTCATAAATTGCTTGGGATGTCTTAGTCGCTTCTTGTTCCTCTCCAGCTCTATATTTACCTAACGCAAGATCAATTTCTCGTTTTTCATCATAATAAAGTTTCTTAACATCTTTTGGATGAAGTTTATAATTTCTATAATCCCTCAACATTGCATGATGTTGTTTTGCATAATCTGAATCATATGTGGGCCAGTCGGGATTCATTCTTGCAATATGATCAGCCCATGAATCCTCATTTTGTAAGGCTTTTTGTATAGTCTTCTCCATTTCTACTATTTTACCCTCCTTATTTTTTATTACAAGAGTTGACTTAGAATTTTTCTTAAGAACTTGTGTGGGGATTATTAATTCCTTCTCGTCATACTTCCCTCCTCGTACATCGGCTAAAATATCTGCTCGATTTATAGTCATTGTATGTAAATTTCCCATAGTTTGTACCTGCCCTACAGTTAAATCTATAGTCCCCAAACCAGCAAAACTTTCTGCTACCTTTCGAGTAAGAGAAACGGAAACACTTTTCCCTAGACCTGTACCAAGTCCTCCTGCCCCAAATCTTGCTTCTTTATCCTCTTCCTGACGTTTAGAATATTCATTACCCCGATATACTGTAAGGGTTTCACCTAAATCTTTGGTTAAATAACGAGCTCGTCTTTGAATATCTTGTGCAAATTCAATTATGTCTTTTCTAGAATATTCTGTACGTCGTGCCCCTGTAGGTTCTCTTACATATTTATCTGCCCATTCATCATAATTGGAGCCGTAAAACCTTTTACGACTTTCTTCCGAATAATCCGGGTCATTCTGAAATTCACCTGCTAATATATAATTAATCTCCTGTACTGCATCGTCTACGGACTTATCACGACTACCTAAATATACATCAAAAATTGCGTAGTGTGTCTCAGCCGTCATGGGTCTAGGTTGCTTCTCATAAAAACGGCGTGATTTAGGAGAGTATTTCCAAAACTTTTCTAAATCCTTACCTATTTTAGATTGGGATGTGGTACGAACATCTTCATCGGGTAAAGTATCATTTAGTCTATCATTCTCTTCTGCTATTTTCTGATTTTCGAGGGAAGCTTCGGGAACTTTCGGTTGGGCTTTTACTGCCTCCCTAGCCATTACATGCAAATCATCCATACTATACCCATACTTTTCAACTCCCTCGGTAGTCATATTTATAAACTTCTCGAAGTCGGCAATTTCTTCTTCGGTATATCCGCGGGAACGTGAGTATGCTTTCCAGTCCTGTTGCATCAAAGCTGTTTCTTCAGGTGCCATTCTGCGACTTGGTGTTTTCTCGGCATCACTGGTTTTTTTTGCTAAAGCAGCATATTTTTTTTCAAACTCGTCGTGTTGGGTTTCTTTATCTGTTTTAGCTCGTTGAAGGGTTCTTGTATCATAAAAAGTTTTACCTCGTGCCCCAATAAGAATTTTAGCTCCCTTGGGAGGCTTCTTACCTGCTAAATATTCTCTAAATTCTTCTGGTACATTAGTACCTAAAGGTTTAATTTTATCATCTAAAGGTTTAGTAAAATCTGGTACTTCACCTTCTGATTTAGGGGGAACTTGTTTTGTAAAATCAAATAACTTGGAAACATATCCCGATGCATAGGCAGCTTGAGCTACCTTCTCTGCCTTCTTACGAGATGTAAATGGCCCCTTACTTCCCCAATACCACTTGTTTTCTCGTTGACGTACAGGCATTAATCGTCCTCATCATCATCTTCATCACGTTTTTTATTAGAACCCGTGGGAGCATAGCTTATAGAATTATCTTTGCCCGTTGGTGGAGGATTAACATTTGTAGGCCAAGCAACATGCGAAGCTCCAAATACTGCTTTTTGTATTTCTCCTAATTTACCCGTAGATAAATCAGCAACATAGTCTATACCCTTTTCTATGAACCACATCTTAGAACCGTCTGGAGCAACTTCTTTTATAATTGGAGCCGTAAAACCTTGTTCATTTAAAGATTGAACCCATGTTTTAGTTATTTCTAACCCCCAAGCACGATCTTCGGCTTTCTCCTTACGTTTATCTGCCCATTCATCTATATCACGTTCCTCTAAAGGAGTTTTATCATTATAGTCTGGTGTTCTACCTCCAGTACGTCCTTTAAACTTCCTTTCAGAAGCTGGTATTGATTTTTCCATCGCTTGAATTTCTGGGGGAGCTTCTTCACCCCCACCACCTTCTGCACCACCACCTTCTTCACCACCTCCACCTGCCATAGCTTCTTGTTGTTGTTCCATCTGTTCAGCTTGTTGAACTTGTTGTTGAAGTTGCAATGCTTGTCCTTGAGCTTGCATCTGAGTCATCTGAGCCATTTCTCCACTAACCATAAATTCTGCTTCTTCTATTGGAACATTATCTTCTTTTAATTTTAAATCAAATCCTAATTGGGCAAATTGACTTGCAATTCCAATTCGTTGTTGGGCAAAACTAATTCTAGTAGCTTCAGCTTTTTCTTCGGGGGTTGGGAGAAGTAATTCAAAATCCGTTACCCCAAAAGCTTTAAGTAACTTAGGAAAAACTTTTTCGTGGAACAAACGTTGATCAGATTCAACTACTCGACTCATAACAACAAGTTGTTGTGTCTGGGTAGATAGCCCTCCAAACGCTTCTGGAGCACCTTGCCATGCAGGGGTCACACCCCATACAGCACCCACACGTTCTCTAATTTCCTCTTTAACTGGTAAATAATCCATTTCCTGTAAGGTATGGAACAGTCTAACTAAATCTACCCGACCTCTTTGGTTACGGCTAGATACCGCTACCATTGGAATGTAGTTAGGGTCTAAGCGTGTCGCAGCCGCAATATGTTCCCGTTCCTTACGTAAACTTTCGGCATCATCTGTTGTAACCATAAGCATAGATGCGGGCATCTTACGCTCAAAGAAATATCGATATAGATTTTTATCCATACCAATTAATGTTAATGCTTTTTCAAATATAGTTAAAATTGGCGACCAACCATATGTTTCGGACGGAGAAAATTTAGAAACATGAATAATTTCTGTATCTCTTAGATAGAGATGTTGATTTCTATGGAAATATTTATACATTGCAGGAACACGTTTATAACCTTTTTTCGATTTTCCCGGAGTATCTTCCACATCATTTCGATCCATAGGACAAATAAAATGAGAATTTTTTGGTATTCCTGCTTGGTCAAGATCAAACTCTATAAGAGCGGGGTTTAGCCTACGTATTTCTTTTACTTTAGATCGTATCTTTTTGCCGTCGTCGTAATACTCTTTTACTAAATATAAAAATCCATCATCCACGGTATTTATATCCGTATGGAATTGTTTTAAAACAGCTTCTAAACTTTGATCAAATACGTTAGCATCTGTTAAAAATGTTTCAAAATATTCTAATTGAGAACGATCAGCCTTATCCGTTGTTGGATGAATTTCTATACCTCGTCTAAAAACTTCTCCTGTAATATGTCCTATTGCCGTTCTAACTTCTGCAACAGAATACGATATCATTTGTAAATCTTGTACAAGCTGTTGCCTGTATGCCATTTGGTGGCGAACCCATGTATTTACAATATGATCTAAACCAATAGAAGGAGCTTGGCTCTTATCCCCTTGTTGCTTCATTAACTGAACAAAGTTTAATCCTTCATTCATATCAATCATTTTCTGAGCCATTCCGGGCATTTCAGGCATATATTCAGCTAATTTCATAAATTAATCCTTGGGTAAGTTATCGGTCTTTATTAAATTATTAGATGATATTGTATCCATAGCAGCTAATCTAATTACAGCATCCATTGCTTTTTCTTTAATATAATAGTCTTGTGATCTACTACTATGAACACGTAATTGGGCAAGTTCATCTTTCTGTTCGACAACTTTACGCTCTAAATTCATTAGTTTTTCTTGTGCGGTATTATAATTTGTAATCATTTCATCTATTTCTTCACTTGAACGTCCACTAGATTCAGAAACATTATCTAATATTCCCATTCTACCTGCTTCTTTCATTAAAGATATAAAAGCTCCTTCCGTCAAAACCATTACCGCAGCATTTTCATCATCAATATCTTCCTCTGGATTCACCGTTTTTAATGCATCATGCCACGTATCAAGAATTCTCCATGTTCCAGATTCATCTCTATTGGCAACATACTGTTCATCCCGTTCTCTAAGGATATTTCCCATTGTCATAACTATTCTCCTACTTTTACTACTATATTATACTAATTAAATACAAATTTACGCTATATGGCATTTACTCCAGCCACATATTTTACACGTTACACAGCCATTTTCTTCAATAAGAAAGCTGTTTTCGCAACAAGATTCTTCAACTGATTCAAATCCATCGAATACTCCTTGTTTAGCCGATTCGGTTTTAACTAAAACTTCTTTTTCTCTACTGCCTGATCGGTAGACAGTAATACCTTTACAGTTAGATTCCCACGCAGTCATATAAGCAAGATATACATCTTCAATAGTTGCATGATTAGGGAAATTAATAGTTTTAGAAATTCCTGAATCACATGAACCTTGAAAAGCTGCTTGCATTAATACATGATTTGTTGGTGAAATATCTCCTGCGGTAGTATAAACTTTCTTTATCCAGTCTGGTATATCCGATCTATTCTTGATAGACCCCCCATTAGAGATATCTTCCATCAATTCTTCGGAATAAAATCCATAAGTTCGAGCATCTTTTTCAAAATATTTATTAATATAATATAAGGTTTCTCCTTCTAGAATATTCATTTTACGCCATGCCAAAGCAAACGTAGGTTCTATACCACTTGAAGTATTTGCAAGCATTGAAATTGTTCCTGTAGGAGCTACCGTTAATCGACAAGCATTCCTATATCTTTCAGGAGCTACTTGCTTACTTCCCTCATATATAAAATAATCACTACTCTCCCATGCAGGAAAAACTCCTCTTTCTTCAGCTAACTTACGAGATTCGTTATCAGCAACATCTTGAATGAAACCCATAAGCATTTCTCCAACTGCTTGTCCTTCTTCTGTATCATAACCAATTCGTAATTGAATAAGAAGGTCAGCAAAACCCATAACTCCAAGTCCAATTTTTCTGGTATCTTTGGTCATATGTTCAATTTCAGGGGTTGCATAATAATTTGCATCAATAACATTATCTAAGAAACGTACTGCAATTTTTATAACTTTACCTAGTTCTGCCCAATCAATATTCTCATTCCAATCTAATGAAGGTTCCTCTGATGTAGCAAAAGTTGACGGAGTAAAGAAATTAGCTACATTAATTGATCCCAAATTACAGGATTCATTACCTAATAGTGGTTGTTCTCCACAAGGATTAGTAGCAATCATACGTCCATATTTAGAAACTACGTGGTTATCTCTATTGATTGCATCAAGGAAAATCATTCCGGGTTCTCCGTTTCGATGTGCCCCATGAACAATTTTATCAAACACTTCACGAGCATCTAAATTACCAACAACCTCATTACTACGTGGATTGATTAGTGGGTAACTTATACCCGCTTTGACGGCTTTCATGAAATCATCGGTTACTCCAACCGAAATATTAAAATTATGTATCGTTCCTTCTATTTTTTTACAATCAATAAATTCAAGAATATCGGGGTGATGAACATCCATAACAGCCATGTTTGCTCCATCACGTTTACCCCCTTGTGTGATCATAGAAGAAACACGAGATAAAGTTTTTAAAACTTCAATTGGCCCACAAGAAACTCCATGCGTGGTTTTAATTCTGTCTCCCTTAGGTCTTAAATTAGATAAAGCAAATCCAGTACCACCACCAAACTTTTGTACCATAGCTGTATTAAAAGCGGTTTTCATTATCCCTTCCATACTATCATCTAAAGGTAATACAAAACATGCGGATAACGTTCCTTGTTCGGTACCTGCATTCATTAAAGTCGGTGAATTTGGAAGAAAATCTAAATTAGACATAATGTTATAAAAATCATTAGATGTTAATTGAACATCAACATCTAATTTACCATACTGTTTTTCGACAGACGCAACAGCATCAGCAACTCTTCTGAACATCTCTGAAGCATTTTCAACAATTTCATTATCAGTATTTTTAAGAAAGTATCTTTTTTGAGCAACGACTTCGGCTTGTGGACTCAAAGAAATTGGTAGTTCTGTAATTGTGGTAGTGGTCATTTAGTTCTCCTATCCTCTGTATCCACAGTATAAACATAATTTACGTTCCGTTACCCAAAAATTTGGCTGACAACGGTCATCGGAACAATCAGGGTTAAGACGTTCTACTATTTCTTCATCTACTCTATTCTGATCGGGCAATGCTTTTTCTAATTTCCTAAAAGCCGCTTGCTTTGAACCATCTGGATCAGACCTACTTTCAGGAGTTTCTCCCGGAGCTACTGCGTCAATCCAATCTGAGGTGCTACCTAATGTTTCATATTTAAAAATCGTAGTTTCCCAAGCCGCTTGAACAGCCATAGCAATAGAAAAGAAAGCATCTCCATGTCCCATTGGAGTCACAGGTGCTTTCAAATCATTATTTACAGAAATAATCTGTTGGGTTTGTCTTTCATCTTTTAAAAGTTTTAGCTTATCGCCATGCACATATTGCTCTAGAATTTGAGCCATTGTGTGCTTACTTTTAACAGTGAAGACCATAGGCCACCAAACTTGTTCTAATCCACGGTCTTCTAATTCTCCCCTTGTATTATCAATATACCCTTTTTCTAACTGAAAGTTTTGTGCAACCTCATTCAAAAACTGGATTTGATCAGAATATGTCCAACCATCTAACCATGTTTGATTTATCTGTTTTAGCTCGTTGCCTACCCTACTAAAAATTACAAGATGCGACGGGTGACGTTTCTTACCTACATCAAACCCAGCAAATAATTGTTCATTTGGTTGCTTTTCGTACTTTTTGTAAGCACTAAATTCGCGTAAATTGGAGTCTTCACAATTAGAAATATCTTCTCTATTGAAATAGGATTCAGTTTGAAAGGATGGTTGTAGGAGAAATTCTGAAGCAAAAGATTTGGGTCTAGCAGATTGCTGAGCTAGTAACCATGATTCATCAAATAGATCAGGCATAAGAACCCGACGAGTTGGTGTAGGATCAAGTGCTGGGAGGACACGAGAAGTAAATCTATCATCTCGTTGTAGTTTAGATAACAAATCATCAGGTAACATAGGAGTACCTAATACTATTACTGGAGCTTCTCGATTTGGAATAAACATTGTTTCCGTCATGAAATGATCTTCAATTTTATTTATCTCCCCCAACTGAAGAGGATTTTCGGGGTCTCTTAAAATATCATCTGCTATCAATGCTCCGTTGACATGCATACCACGTTTAAATGAAAATAATCCTCCATGTAAAATTTCTACAGGTTTATTATTCATTGTATATCGAAATTGAAATTCGGCACGAGTATTCCTTGCAGTCAACATTTCCATAAGAACTGGGTTACGCTGTACCGTTTTATTGATTTCGGAAATATGATAACGAGCCATAGTATCACTATAAGAAAGATATAGAATAGAAGTGTCTCGTGTTGCTTTTAATAATCTCCATACACTAAAGCCATGTCCAAGTAAGGTACTTTTAAAATGGAAACGTGGGAGAATTGCAACATAGTTTTTGTTATCTGCCAAAGCACGTTCTGCATCTTCTGCTATTATTCCAACATGCCATGAATTAAATAATTCAGGACGATCAAAACTTAGTGACCAAATATCAGTAATAAACTCATGAAAACTACCTATTTTAGCTTTTTGATTAACTGTTAATCCTTCTGATAGTCTAGCTAATGCATCTGCAACTGTTATAACTTCGTTAGTTTTTGGAGTAGTCATTAATTCTTAGTATCCGCGTGTTGAATAATTCCTTGAAATCTTGAAGCAAGTCTACTAATAAGTTCGGGGTCTTGGATTTCCTCAACTAATACATTTAAAATATCTTGGACAAATTGAATATTAATTAAACCTTTCATAGTTTCTCGTTCACCTTGAATGCTCATATCAATTGTACGTGACGCAACTCCAGCATCATGAAAATCTAATCCTTCCAAATTATCTGCTGCTTTATGTCGCATCTTTTCATAGAGATCAAGATGTTCTGTATTCAATCTGGCGAATCGTTGACTCTCCGATTCCATTACTGCTCTAGTTCCAATAGTTTGAAGTTCTAATTTTTTCTCATCCCATTTAAATCTTTTTGACCAAGCGTAAACTGTGGAAATCGTAATGTCAACTCCAAATTTTTCCGATAATTTTTCGGTTATTTGTTTTGCCGTATGTTCTCCTGAAACATATAAACTCATTGCTTCTAGTCGAACTTCGGGAGATATAATTTTAGGCATTAGTGTATGAATCCAGTTGAACCGTGTTCTCCTTGTGATTCAATACTTCCTCCATAAGGTGTACCATCTGTTTGTAAAAGTCTACTAAAATCTAAATATCCGGTTTTACTTGTTCCTGCAACAAAACAAGCTGGAACACTAAATTTTGCTCCACTTGGTGAGAAAAAGGCTTTAAAATCTACCCCAATTTCATCTCGTGTACATACACCTTTCCAAATATGTTCTTGTTCACTAATAGGTTTAAAATTTGTTTTCTTTCTAATTGTACCTGTTGTCCTTTGCGTATTTTCAAATTGTTTATTATGTACACATTCATAATATTTACACCATACTACAGTCCCTCGTGTCTTACGAAACTCTTCCAATGACATATTATCTGGAAGTTGGTCTTCATAAACCGATTTTTTTGGTACCGCTTTTCCGGTATTCATATAATAAGTTTTTGGTTTATCTGCCATTTAACTCTCCTTACCAAGTATTCTGTTTACTGATTCTTTAATGGGTTTAGTTTTAGATGCCTCTACATCGAAACCTTGTCTACTATATCTTTTTGCCCATAATGCAATGCAAGCCGCATCTGCATAATCTTGTTCGGGGAATACATCTCCCCACTTATCTACCGCAAATTTTTTAATATCGGGTTTTCCTGCATTACCCTTACCTACAATTCGGTTCTTCCAAGTTCTGTTATCAACCGGATAACATAAAATCCCTTTTGTATGTAATAAATATTTTGCAACACTTACTACGCCAGAAATATTCATAGTAGTACGAGCATTTTGAATATAAATTGCTGCTTCAATTGCAGAACATTGTATATTATTATACTCTAATTCTTGGTTCAAGTAACCTGCAAACTTATCAAATATCTGAAAAAGTCTATTATCCACATCTGGAACATAAGGAATTAAAGAACCTTTTGAAACTCCGTCAAATTTTAATTTATGAAGTATTGCTTCAGTTTCCGTTATAATAACTCCATGCACAGCTTTGGAAGAACAATCTAAACCTAAATAATTCACCGTTGTCTATCTCCCATTGTCCTTAATCCAACAACCCTTGAAACCGCCGCATAAGCTTTATCATATGCTTTTAATGTACCACGAGTCTCTATAACAGCAGCTTCATTTTCGATAACATCTTTCCGAAGTTCCCATAATTGAGGATATGATTCTAAAACTTCGCCCTTCAATTCTTCTCGTGTAGGTTTTTTCTTACCTTCTTCTTCCCTAGCTTTCGCAATTCTATTCATAGCTCTAGCTGTTCCATCATCATAAGCAGCTTGTAATGCAAATAGGGTACTTTCTCGTTTCGCAACTTCTGCTTCATAATAACTTGTATACCCACCAAACATAGCAAGATAACTTTCTAGACGTTCATTAGATGACGATGCAAAATCTTCTAGAGGAATTTTAGGTAATTTGTCTAAGTCATAATCAAAAGAAGAAACTTGTAAATCAGAAGCTAATTGCCGTCTGACATTACCTAATGCTTTCATAGGTGTCCATTTCTCTGATTGTTCACCTTCTTTATAATTTACCATTTTTAACTCCCTTACATTTACACCATGTATCTCCTGTACACACTTCAGGAATTTGTAGCATATTCATAATTGTAACACAACGTTCTAATAATTTCTCCCACATTGTAACATCTCTATCTACTTTAAAAGCTTTTAAAGTTTGATCATTCTTATTTTCATATAAAACAATCCCGTAATCTTTATTTAGTAAGTTTAAATAAATCTGTAATTGAACTAAATGATCATGTTTTGGGGCATGTTTTAATTCTTTAAATCCTTTTTCATTAATAGATTTTAATTCTACGATAGCTTCTCCTTTAGTTGGATGAATAACGAGAAAGTCTAATCTCCCACTAATAGGGGGAGAGTCTAATGAAACAGGGTATTCTCGTGTTTTTAATATATTCATCCTTGTGAAATATTTAGTCATACGATCTTCCAATCCAGACCCCACATCAAATATACGTTTTACTCTAGGGTCTAAATCTTCCCATGGTAATAAACCATTAAATGATGCATATAAATATCTATCACATGCACTACCTAATGCTGATGGATAAAAAACATTACCTCGATGTGGAGACATTTTACCTTTCAAATGCTCATCTAATAAACCTAAAAATTCTTTATCTTGATTCGTAGTTCGGTCAGAAGATTTGCGTTTGGGTTTACGTTTTTTTATTCCTGTGGTTGTCCCAATTTGTTTAATTCCCGCCATAAAAAATCCTTAATTTTCTTTTTAGTTGTTTCTCTACAATGTATAACGATATGTACATCGTCATCATAGA